GTGCTGTCTGTTGACTACCACTCCACCTATCACGTGATGGGCACCAAGTGGAGCAACGCCGCTGACAACCCGACCAATGCCACCCTGGCAACGGCTGGTAACTGGGCTGCTACCTACGACATTGATCTGATCCCCATCGTTCAGATGACTGTCAATAGCCCTCTGGATACCACCACTATCTGATCTTGATCAGAGCAAAGGCCCTACCATTAGGTGGGGCCACCTTCTTTTTGCGCTATGGCTGCCACGATCAACGCCACACTGAAGAGTGCGACAGCCAACAGCTATGTGACGCTGGCAGAAGCCGACGCATATTTTGAAACCGTCCCAGACAGCACGCAGTGGGACAACAAGCAAGACGACAAGAAAAATCGAGCGCTGATCTCCGCAACGCGCTGGATCGACACGTTGAATTTTTACGGTGATCGTTGCGATGACAGCCAAGCACTGAGTTGGCCTCGCAACAACTATCACGTTGATCGTGTTGAGCTGACCTGCTCTGCGATCCCGAACGACATCAAATATGCAACGTATGAGCTGGCCAATGCGTTGGCGAATGACACGGATTCGATCACTGGAACGACAGGCGACACGGGACTGTACGAATCCGTCAAGCTCGGTGAGATGGAAGTCAAGTACAACACTTCGAGCCAGGCTACGGGAACAGTTAATAACGTGTTTGATGTTTATCCTTGGCTGCAGTCTTACCTTGGTGCTTACTGCCTTGGCGGTAGTGGGAGCTATCAGGTCCGTATGGTGAGGGGTTGAGATGGCAGGCGCACTCGACAGTCTGTTTAAAAGCGTTGCTAAGTCGGTTGTTGCCGACCTAGGCAAGTCGTTTGATCACACGATCACGTACACCCGTAAGGCATCTCCGACTTACAACACCAGCACTGGAGCGTTGACAACAACTGACACGGCCTACTCGTTTGACGTTCCAATCGAATTCGTGCGTTCAGAGGAAGAAGCTGAAGCAGAAAAACGCACAGCCAAGCTGTATGTAACGCCTGATTTGATCGGGGACAACCAGCCAACGTTTGAAGACACGGTAACGCTGAAGTATGCAGGGTCTAACCGCGTTGCTCAGATCACAGACATTCGCACCTACAAGGGCGATCAAGAGTATTTGTTTATTTTGGAGGTGGTGTTCTAATGGCCAAATCAAAAAATCACAACTTAGATGATTTTGACAACGATTATGAGGCTTATTTTGACAGATCTTTTAATAACCTAATTCAAACTGCTGTAGCTGGGCTTTCAACTCCTACTCACAGCCCTGTCTATACGGGGCTTTTTGCGTCTAGCTGGAAGGCCAGGCAAAATAGGCCAATTCAAAGAGAGTCAATAAAAGACAGTGATCGGTTTAGGCGAACCAAGCTTCCATGGCGAGACGCTTACAGGACAAAAACTACAAACAGTGCGGGCAAGACTACTCAATGGGGACCAATGCCTCAAGGGGACATGAGTTTGATCAAAAGAAGGTTTAAAGTCCCTGATTTTAATTACAAAAAAGGGCCTGTTTACATCGGGAACCAAGTTGCCTACGCGCAGTATGCGTTAGAGGATGGACGCCCTCTTGCTTTTATACAAGACATGAAAAAAATTGTTGATAACGCTTTTCAAGAAAAACCCCGTTTGGGCAGCATTTACGCAGGTGTGTCATTTGCTCCGCAGACTCAGATGGGTGGCAAAATGGCTGCTGACTATCAGGGCAATCCTATTTTGGAGGGATCTAACTGATGACACTTGTAAACGCCCGAGCTGCTTTTGAAAAAGCTGTAACCGACGCAGTAGTGGCTGCAGACAATACGGTGTCGATGGTCTATGACAATGTTCGGTTTACGACTCCAGGCAAGACTAAAAAATACGTTGCGATGCGGGTAACTTTTAACCAGTCAACCCTTCAAAACCAAGGCGCAGCCTCTGATTACTACAGCGGTGTTGTGCAATGCAACGTGTACGTTCCTAAGTCTGCTGGTGCGGCAGCCCTTTCAGCTGTTAGTGAGTCGGTGATTGATGGTCTTACTTCAGTCAACGCGACTAATTACACCGACACTTTTAGTGTTTCACCAAGAGTTATGGACGTTACTGGTCCGGTCCCTGTTGAACTAGAAGATCGTCCTCATTTCCTAGGAATTATTTCTTGCCAATTTACAGCGGTTGTATAGTATATTAGTTGAAATAGCATTTTTTCATGCGAGCCACTGAACTGCTTCGGAACAAGTTTGGCATTAGCCAGCTTTACAAGCATGAAGTCAAAGATGGCGATGAGGTGGTGCTTGAGGTTTACTGGCATCCTTTGACGATTGCTGAGCGTGAGTCGATCCAAAAAAAAGCAGGCTCTGATGATGCCAACGATTTTGCGTTGGGCATGATGATTGAAAAAGCTCTGGACGTTGATGGCAAGCGCCTGTTTCAAGACGGTGAAAAGGCTGCGCTTAAAAACGCTGTAGACGCCAGCGTTTTGCAAGAAATTCAGCTAGCCATGTTGTCTTCTGGATCGGAAAACAAGGTGGAGGAAGCGAAAGCCGACTTGAAAAGCTAACAGCAGCTGGTTCTTCATTTTTTTTCTGGCAAAGGAGCTGGGCACTACGGTGGCCCAGCTTTCTTCTCAGCTAACGCAAGAAGAGCTTGTCGGCTGGGCTGCGTTTTTTGAATTAAAAAACGAGCAAGAGGACAAAGCCAAAGACCGCGTGCAAACTAGTCGAGGAGCGCAGACTATGCGAAGGAGGTAGAGTGGTGCAATAGGTCTTTGGTTTGGGCTTGTGGCTGACTACAGCGTAAATATCGCGGTTGCGGTCAAGAACAGCCAAGCAGTTACCCAGCTTTCTGGCAAAATAAAAGAAACAGGGCTTAAAGTTAATCAATTAAATAATCTTATTGAAAATTTTGCCGACATTACTGGTACGACCGTAGTAAATTCAGTCAAAAATTTTAATAAAGCATTGCGTGACGCATCAGGCAATTTAAATAATGCTGCCTTAGGAACAAAAGCGGCTACTGAGGCTGCAAGAGATTATGTAGAAGCTCAAAACCAAGCGAATGCTGCATTAAAAGAGCAGCAGAATCTGCTTCGAGCTGTTCGACTTGAAGGTAAAACAGTGTCGGCTACGCCGTTTGGGCCGAAAGCTGCTCCAGGTTTTGATCCAGTTCAAGGGCGGCAAAAAGCGGTTGCTCGCATGGTGATGATGGAAACCGCTGCAGAAGTAAAAATTGCAGACGCAAGGCGCAAATATGTTCTTGAAATTGGTCAAATCAAGTTAGACCTTGACCGCAAGGCTAGAAATGCAGAAATAGACAACATTTTAAAAGAATTTAAACTTGAAAATGAGCTTCAAGACACGCTTTTTAAAAGAGCAATAAAAAACGACGAAGAAGAAGGAAGAAAGTTTATGGAGCAGCTTGGATTTAGAAAAACTGCAGAGTTAGATGCAATAGCGGAAGTTGATAGAGCAAGAAAAAAAGCAGCAAGCGAGGCCGTAAGACTTACTGGTCAAACCAGCCCGATTGGTGGTGCGGTAGGTATTCCAGGCAGCCCTGCTGCTTTAGCAACGGCTGCACGTGCTCAAAGAATTAAATCCGCTCAAGGTAGTGCGTTAATTGGTGGCGCATTTCCGTTGCTGTTTGGTCAGGGAGTGGGTGCTGCATTTGGTGGTGCGGCAGGTGGTTTCGGTGGTGGAATGATTGGGGGTGAGTTTGGATTTGGGCTGTCTTTGGTTGGAACGCAAGTTGGTTCCATGATTGATCAACTTGCTCAAAAAGCCATTGATTTAGGTAAGGCTTTGAACCCTCTGACAGCTGATACACAAGTTATTCTTGAAGCTGTCGGAAAAGCCGATACAGAATTTGCATCTCTCGTTAAAGAGTTGGAAGCTGCGGGAGAGTCTGCCCGTGCGCTCGAACTAGCTACACAAGAGCTTGAAACGATTGTTGGTGCGGATGGCGTTGAGGCTCTTGAGGTATTTAGCAACAGAATGAGTGGCCTTCAAGATACGTTTGGTACTTTTATTACATTTGTGTCAGCAAAAGTTGCTCAGGCTATAAATGATTTGACCGGCGAAACTCCTTTTGTTCAAGAAGTAAGAAGTCGAACTCAGGCAGTTTCTCAGGCACGCGGCAAGGTTAATAGAGATCCTACTAACAACTCAGAGCTTGCTGCAGCACTCAAAGCTTTGGATGAAATGGACGGTTTTGGTGTTGATCCAAAAGACCGTATAGCTCAGCAGGAAAGAATTGTTGAATTGTTAAACAAGGGTACTGAAGCAGAAAGAAACAGACTTCGACTTAACGAGCTTGCTCAAAAGCAAGGCAAAGACCAAGCTCGTATTGTTAGGGCAAGCACAGCTGTCACAGCTCTGCAGGTGCAACTGCTAGAAAGTGGTGTTCATGCAAGTAGTGAGCAGGGAGCGGTTATTCGTAGAAGAATTGCAGACCTTCAGCAAGAAGAAGCGATAACAAAGGCGTATAAAGATTTTGCAACAGATGCGATTTCAAAAGACACTCTTCGTGCTCGACTAGCAGATGCAAGGGTTAATCATGAACGGGCATATGCTCAAATTCTTAAAGACGTTAATGATCGAGCTACTCGGCTTGCAGACAAAGAAGATAGAGATGCAATAAGGCAGCAAAAAGCTATCGACCGAAGAATTAGAGGCGTTGACAGGGAATTAGACCGTACCGATAGAGCTTTTGACAAAGCAAGCAGTCAGCTAAATGACATCATTAATAAGCACGAAGACAAGATGGCGTTTGAGCGGGAGTATTCTCGCTTGATCCAAGAGGGCAGCACGCCTGCTGCGGCCAAGCAAGCAGTTGAGCTTCAAAAGCAACTTCTTGAGCTTGACAGAAGCTTTGAAAAACAAGAGCAACTGCTTAAACAGGATGTTCAACGTGTCAAGCTTGCTATTGAAAAAGCAAGAGCCGAGGGCGCAACCACTGCCGAGCTACAGGCACAGCTTGATCGGTTGAAGGAGATTGAAGCCGAGATCAACAAACTCCCCAGTAAAAAAGGTAAGGCCGAAGGCGCTATCAAGGAATCGCTGGCTCCTGAAACAGGGCGCGACAAGATTGAAGCAGAGATGGAGCGCGTTCAAGGCGCTCTTAACAAGCTTATTGACCCTGCAAATCAAGTCATTGCAGCGGCACAAGCTATTGGAGATGCGTTTGCCGAGTCGTTTAGGGGACTGATTACTGGCAGCATGTCTGCTCAGGAAGCGTTGGCCAATCTGTTCCAGCGCACAGCAGATCACTTTGCGGATATGGCAGCGCAAATGATTGCCAAGCAAATCCAGATGAAGATTCTGGGTATTGCGATGAGCTTCTTTAATCCCGGCGGGGGTGGCGGGGGTGCTCACCGCATTGAAGGTGTTCCTGCCTCTCCAGCTGTTAGGGCTGGATACCCTGGCAACTTAAATTACGCAGAAGGCGGATTTGTTTCTGGTCCAACTCGCGCTCTTGTTGGCGAAGGCGGAGAGTCTGAGTACATCATTCCTGAAAGCAAAATGCGTGAAAGTATGGCGCGTTACTCGCGTGGTGCTCGCGGTTCTTCCGTTATCCCAGAGACAGGGGCTTCTGGAACGTCAGGTGAAGGTGGCGGGACAGCAGTTGCCGCACCAATCGACGTTCGCTACAGCATTGAGCGCATCAACAACATTGATTATGTGACCAATGATCAGTTCCAACAGGGCCTACAGCAGGCTGCTGCACAAGGTGCTCAACGTGGTGAGCAGAATACGCTGAAGCGTCTACAAATGAGCGGTAGCACTCGTCGGAGGCTTGGAATGTGACGGCACTAGCATTTGGCCATGTGCTTCGGATCAAGCCGTACAGCACGGTTGACTTCCGATTCCAGAACTTTTTTCTGGGCGAGCAGATGGAGTACGACGGTGCAAGTTACCAGTTTGTGCCGTTTGGTTTTTCTGGTGTCACTGTTAACAGGACCGGTGATGGTTTAGAGGCCACGCTTGTCTTTCCAAACAATGATGCCACTCGTGCGTGGGCTGTCTCAGCCATTGACGATCGTTGGCACATGGAAGTTGAGATGCTGATCTTGCCTGATCCTGACCCTGACACTGGTTTGTCTGCAGCAACGCCTAGCAACCGTGTAAACGAGTATGTGGCGCAAGTCACCAGTGGTCAGTGGGACAGCGTGTCCTTGAACATCAACCTCAGCACTGTGCTGGATGCTGTTGGCACGGACATTCCCAGGCGTACTTTGACGCAAAAACTTGTGGGCAACTTGCCGATTACAAGTGCGGTACGACTGCAGTGATCTAATCGGTAAGCCGTACCAGCTGGGTGCAGATGGCAGTGGAGCGGAGATTGACTGCATCCACCTTTGCTATGAAGTGCTGCAGCGTATGGGCATTGAAGCCCCTGCGTTTAAGCAGTCTTGGTATGAGGCAGGTCGAATAGAAGTGTGCAGAGACCTTCTGCGGTGGGGTTTTCGCGTAAAAAGAGCTGAGTATGATGGGGACATCTTGCTGCTTCCGCAGCATTCTTGGGCATTTGCAGTCACATGGCGGAACGGGGTTCTCTACATCAATCCGCAAACCAAAAGGGTGCAATGGTCTTTGGCCCGATCATTTACGACGTACCACTGCTTCCGTTCGAGAAGCAGCTTATTGAAACCGTAAACATTACTGAGGAAGAGTATCGGTATTTTGTTTCAGAAGCTATTCGCAAGGGTAAGACTCGGCCTGCAGGGTATGAGTTAATACCTGACATTAGGTGTGACCCTACAACTACGACAGGTGCCATACTTATCAACCTTGCAATCAGCTTGGTGTTGACTGGTGTCAGCATGTTGCTGATGCCAAAGCCTAAAAAGCCGCAGGCACAGCAGCGTCTTGACCTGGAAGACATTACTGAAGGCAGGCGTTTTGTTGCTTCAAGCGGCTTCGACACGCTTGCTGAGCTGGCTGACTACAACGCACCAATCCCAATCGTCTTTGGTCTGTATGACCAAAACGTAGGCGGGATGCTGGTTACACCAAAGCTGGTGTGGTCACGGATGTTTAGCCTTGGGACGCAACAAGCAGCCAAGTTGATGTTTGTTGTAGGAGAGCAAGGGCGTGCTGATGGAGCGGCGGCTGATGGCATTGCGTTGCCTGATTTAACAGGCATTTTCTTGGGCAATAATGCTCTTGATTCAATCTTTGCGGATACATTTGCTTTTTACTGGAAGCGCAACACAACAGCTTCTGGGCACAAAAGAATTCGTGCTTTCAACCGTGCGTATGGCACAAGTGGTACGCCAGGCGCTGGAGACCCTACACCTGAGACTGATGTCTTCTTGTGCCCAACGACTGTTGATAGTGACGAGGGTTTTTGCCATGCGTACAGCCCTGCAAACAACGTTGAATTTGGAGCGTATGCAGCGATTGCTAATGGCACAAACTACAGGCTGAACTTTACGCCTGTTTCAATTCCACGCGGAACGACCAATTCAGGTGAGATCAATCCAACAATTCAAAGGATCAAGATTGCTGGTGATGGCGACCGCAAGCGCTTGATTGGCGGCAGCGTTGACGATGCCAACAAAGAGGGAAAGTATCTACGCACGGCGCGTGATATGAGAATGGGAACTTTCTTTAGTGATGGCAATGAAGACCTTGAAAACGCACGTCGAAATGCCGGTATTGTTGATCAACAACTGAACGGACGAAACTACAGCCCACGCATGGGTATTGTATCGTTAAACGACACTGAGATTACAAATGACGATCTAAGAAAAGAAGAAACAGTTTCTGTTGGAGATGAAATTGTATTTTTAATCTCAGACTCTGAAGTGCCAGAAGATCTCTATCGTCGATCTGACGATGAAAGGGGCTTAGATGTTGACGACATCAATAACCAAGTTAAATCAATGCAGCGCGCAGCGGATGACGAGCTGCAGCTTGGTGAATTGGTTTCAATCGCTGGAACGGTATGGCAAGTTATCGCTCGTAGCAGAACAAAATTTGACATTACAGACGACAAATCTGAGGACCAAAGGATTACTTTGAAGTGTATTGATACCAGTGAATCACAATTTAAGAAAATTGGCTTGGTCAATCCGTCTAAAGTAATTTTTCCTGCTGATGGTTATATAGAAGACGGCAACGGAATTGGCGCAGGATTTTTCCCGCTTACCAAGTACACAAAAGCAGTGGTGCGAAACAACCGGCCAGCGGATGTAACTGAGATTGGGATCAAGAGCCGGGTTTTTCAGACGTTAAACGGCCTATCTAATTTTACAGTTTTTCCCTCTCCTGAAAAATTAAAACAGCTTGATCTGGATAGGGTTCAGATCGCTGGTGGTGTAATTAACTCCACGATTGAGAGAACTTCTTGTTTTGCCGTATTTGTGCGACGTGCAGGTGTTGACGCTAGTGGCGCTGAGTTTGAGTATGAGCGTTTAGCTCCTTTGTTTGCAGTGACAGGTTCAAAGCCTGTTGATCAGTACAGTTTTATTCGATTCCAGCATCCCGTTGAGCGAGATCCAAGTGAATATGAATTTAAGTTTGTGCCTGTTCCAGGAGCAGAGCTTCGAGAGCTGGATGACTCAACTGATGTTATTCAGTTGACGGCAGCAGCTACTGCACAGTTTTCGACAGTGACTCGTCAGGTTGATACAACCAAGTATGGACGCTTTGTTATTACGACTGCAGGCAAGGATAGGAATACTCCAGATGCACCGATAAGGCTCTCCAAGCTAAAACGCAACAAAGAGTTTCTAACAAAAGGAACTGAAAGTGGCGGCACGACAAGCATTGGAACAAAACCAAGCGTTGTTACTGCGCTTGAGTCTTTACCTTCAGATGCCTTGCCTGCTGAGAACAGAGCAGTTAATGGAGAGCTGGATGGAGGGGACAACTTCCGTGTTGTCAATTCAAGTGGGGAGTTTGCTACGGGCGGCAAGGATGGCGCGTTCTCCTACGACATCATGACTGATATTTATGGAGACTCAGGCAGGCCAGAAAACTTTGGTCAGAACGAAATCGAAGTTTTGTTCAAGGAGTATTTTGGAACGGACCGTTGGATTCAGTTCCGATACAGATTTGAAAAGATTGATCTCCCCGACAATCACCACGCTAGAACAGCAGCTCAGAATGCAACTACAAAAGCTTGGGCGATTAGAGAGCGCAGCATTGTAAAAAGCTCAGGCAACTTCTCTGTAAACGAAGTTATTACTGTAAAGAGAGGGCAGGGTGGAACGAACGTTGAAGGTGGCGATTCTTCTGATTATCCATCGAGCAATCCATTTACGAGAAGCGGGTCTGATGTAATGACCTTCTCAGGCTTTAGATTCCGCATTACAGAGGTTCAAAGATTTGAAGGCTTCCAGGGTCGTACTCAGGGGTATTACTACGAAGTGTTTGGTCACGCTAATCCTTATGGGATTGGCGAAACACGAACGGTAAACAGGACGATTGCTTCTGGCTCTAAAAATCTAGTTCTTGATCTGCAAGCGGAAGTCGTATCACTTGGAGACCATTGGTCTGCTGAAACCAAGGGGTGGGCACTCAAAAAGATTGATGTTGACTCAGTGCATACAAGCACTGGGTTCAGTCTTGATGAGACTGTTGATGACCTGCCTTCACATGATGGCGAGAATCCTTTTACAAGGGGACGGGACGTTGGACAGCGTTGGCAAGTCAAAGAGCTAGCAGAGACGACTGCTGCAACACCTGTTGTTCAAACTGCAGAACGAATTTTTGAAGGTCAAAGCCAAACGGCTGACATCAGCTTTTATCGAGATTTTGTGGAGAAGTCCAATCAAAACGGACCTGAGCATCAGATCGTTTATGTCAACGAGATTTCCAGAAACGACGGAGTGCCTGACTATGACCACATGACCACAGCTGGTTTGGTTATCAAGGCAAGCCGTAATTTTAATCAACTTGATCAGCTGCGTGTATGGCTGTCAAAAGGTATTCACGTCAAACGACTTCACCCTGACAAGACAACTTACGAGTCCGACAGCTCCAGCGCCACCTACAACCAAGAGGATGGGCCAAGCAACCTGTTTACGGATCTTGTCCACTTCTTGCTAACTGACGACGTTGCTGGGGCGGGACATCTGTTGAAGATGACTGAAGACAACCCAAGCCTGCTTAACGTTGCTGACCTGCAGGAGACTTCTAAGTTCTTGCGTGCCAACAACCTGTTCTTCAATGGTGCGATTGCTGACCGCTCCAACATCAGAGGCTTGATCAGTCAGCTTGCGCCTAACTTCTTGTGCAACTTCTTGATCAGCAACGGCAAGTTCAGCATCAAGCCTGCTGTGCCGGTCAACTCTGACGGCACGATTTCCACGGGCGCGGTGCCGATCAAGCAGCTGTTTACTGACGGCAACATTTTGGAGGACACGTTCCAGCTGGAGTATTTGGCTGCAGAGGAGCGCCAGCCGTTTAAGGCAGTGGTGCGTTACCGCAAGGAACGTCAAAACAAGTTGCCTGAAGAGCGTTCAATCGACGTTCGACTCAAAGGTCAAGAGGATTTACCGATTGAGACCTTTGATTTGACGCAGTTCTGCACTAGCAGTGAGCACGCTCAGTTGGTTGCTCGTTACTTCTTGCTGCTTCGCAAGCTGATTACACATACGGTCAAGTTCTCAACAACCGTGCATGGCTTGGACCTTGGAGCGGGTGACTTCATCAAGGTGACCACAACCTCCAGCCCATATAGCGTTGCCAACAACGGAACGATTAGCTCAACAGGTGCAGTGACTTCTGTGAGCGACTTGGCTGATGGCCAGTACGACGTTTCGTATTACAAGTCAGCTTCTGAACAAGAGGTCCAAGAGGGTGTGATGACTGTGGTTAATGGAACGGTGCCGGACAGCAACTTCCATAGCAGTGTCTTCACGATTTTGAAGCGGCAAGACTCGCAGAACATTTACATGGTGGAGCAGCTGACGTTCTCGCAAGAGGGCACGGTGGACATTGTTGCGTCTGAGTATCCTTGTGATGATGACGAGCGAAGCCTGCTTGCACAGCAAGTAGTTCGTAGCGACCTCTTTGAGGTGTATCCCCAGCGTTCTGACTGATGGCTTTCCCTACAGCGTTACAGCCCACCAGTCGTAGCTATTCGCCTGGCGACTATCCGATCAAGACGTTTAAGTCACAAAGCGGGCAAGAGGTGCGGATTTTGTATGGCAGCGAGCGTACTGAGCCCAAGCTGAGCCTGTCTTATACAAACATTGGAGACGCATCAGCAGAGCTTTTTCTCGATCACTACGACGAGGTGAAGGGCACGTTCAACACCTTTACGTTGCCTGATAACGCACTTGCTGGCTGGTCATCTAACACTGATGCGTTGAGGCCAGAAGCGACTGAGGTTCAGACTGTGACTTATACGGTCACTGTCGTAGACAGTGGTGGCAACAAGTATCGGTTCAACGGTGGTAGCAGCAATGCTGAGACGTTGGAGCTGACAGAGGGCACGGTTTATTTGTTTGATCAGTCTGATTCGTCAAACTCTGGGCACCCGCTGCGTTTTTCAACGACCAGTAACGGCACACATGGCGGTGGAACGGAATACACCACAGGCGTAACGACATTTGGAACGCCTGGTTCTGCTGGTGCCTACACACGAATTAAGGTGGCTACTGACGCTCCAACGTTGTATTACTACTGCACAAATCACTCTGGAATGGGTGGTCAGGCCAACACGCCTGCAGCTACTGCAACAGCATCAACTTCTGGCACGCAAGCCAAGTACAGATACGAGAGCCCACCGCAAGTAGTCCAGGTGCGACCTGGGGTTAGCACTGTTACGATCAACTTAATTGGTGTGCTCTGATGGCAAAGGTTTACACCGGCAGAGATGGCGTAATGCAGCTTGCTGGAACGACCCTTGCCAAGGTCGTCAACTTCCAGCTGTCGTCAAATTTAGAAACGCTTGAGACGACAACGCTGAACGACCATATCCGTAGCTATTCGCCTGGTGTGTCTGGGTATAGCGGTAGTGCAACGTTGCTGTATTACAAGGAAGACGACGGCACTTTTAATACCACCAACCTGCTTAACAAGCTTTACAAGACAGGCACTGATGGCGTTAGCAGCAGTGACACTGTTGAGCTGACCTTTCGTTGGGTTGATGGAACGGACAACAATGACATCAAGCTGACCGCTTATATCACCAGTGCTTCGATTGGAGCGTCAACTGGCGACATTGTTCGTGCTGAGATTGCGTTCCAGGGTACTGGCGCATTGTCTACGGTTTCGATCTCATGAGCGTATATCTTGGAACGCACGG